GTGTAATCTCCAAGTATTATCATCAGGATACAATACTATGTAACATATCTCTGATTATAAAAGACTTTCTCTACACGCTTATCGCTGAGCAGTCCTTACACCAAGGAATGCCAAACTTGTTTATAAGAACTACAACGTTGGAGCGAAAGCAGTTATGGCACTGTCCTTTAGTCTTTATCATTTTTTTCCATTCTCTCAACTACGGGTTCTAACAGTCTAACATAACGCATGATAGTATCTTGACTAACTCCACTTGCTATGGAGAACTCTCTATATGATATTCCCATATTACCGTATTTTCTCAAGCCTTAACCCTTCTCATGACTTTGACGTCTTCGGGTTTTGCAGGGAGTTGACTATTGTTGTTCGTAACATCTGACTTGTTTGTTCCAGAGTTGACCCCCGATTTTATATCTCTCTCCATCAGAGAGATAGTTCCTTGTAGCCTGAATATACATCGCATGTACTCTTTTTTAGAGTGATCCCCTAAAAGATCGCCACAGGCGATACAAATTATAACTTTAAGAGTATTACCACCTATTGCCATTTTTCATTCTCCAATGACTCCATTTTATCCACTAAGTCCATAAGCATATTTTTAATTGTATCCTTCCGTTTCTCTGGCATCCAATCTTCGTGTAAAAGAAGTAACATGTCACTAACTACTGTATTCATAATATCATGACTCATTATTAATTATATAAGCCTATCGGTAGTTTCAGGTGCATATTCGTTTTGTTCGTAATATTCTTCCTTTGGCTCTTTAGATATTTCTTCCTTATACTTTGAAGTATAATCTCCATATATGTGTAGTCCGATGAGTATTAAACCTAAAGGTGTAAGAAAGCCTGTACATAGACAGAATATACCTAGGTAAAGATATGCGTTACCCAAGAGGAGCACCATCCTTTTTGTTACCTATTGCCTTGTCTAGTTTGGCTAGGATGTTCTTCAAGTCGCTCCGTATCAATTTCATTGATGCAGCAGTGTACGCCATTTGTTTATCGACCCACTTTGGCTTATCATCCCAATCCATATAGACTGTATAAACACATCCTTATTAAGCGTTACTAGTAGTTTTAAACGAAGACCAACAAAAAAGATTTTCGCCCTTCGGGCTCAAATGCTATTCACGTTCATCGGCACTTGTTTCGTTTTTGATTTCCTTTATTTTGTCTTCGGCTAAGAACGTTAATTTCCAGAACGTACGTTTTTGGCTCATGGGTATATCGTGTATGCTTTCTACCTTTGCGAAATGATACTCAAACCACTTTAGTATATTACTAAAGTCTTCGGGTTCTAATTCTACCATGTTACCAGCAAGTTTTCTTTATTAATAAAGTTATTTACCTAAACAACAATATTAATATATGATGTATACCCAGACTGTATATGACCGATAAACCAATCGAGAAACCAGTCGTTAAAGCAGTAAAGAAGTGTACATGTACAGGTTCACGACATACAGACTGCCCTGACCACGGTGACGGAATTTAAATAAAAAAAGGGTTTTAACCCAATGTTTTTCTAAACTGTTTTACAGTTTCAGTTAGATTCTCTAGGGTTGCTACAATCAATCTTGACTGTAGTTTAGATATATCTCCTGTGAAATCCTCTGGGTCTGCTTTTTTAACTACATCACTATAGGCATTCATTAGTTCTGTTTGCAAGTTAGTAAATGCAGTAAAATACTGTGAGGTACTTTGTGTATCCATAATGGTGCATGTATATGATACTATATAAGAGTTACTAGTAACGAAACGATTACAAAACAGTTACATATACTTACCAAAAGTTTATAAGGTATAATATACACTAATTACTTAATGGGTATTAGAGATAGATATGTTAACACCAAAAGGTCGTTCAATATAGTCGCAAAAAATCTGACTTCGTTAAACAAGTCTCAAACTAGTACGACCACTAGACCTAGTATGGCACAGCCATATATGTCGACTGATACAGGTGCAAAACTACCTATATTCCCTTTCCCATTAATTATGATTTATGAATTAGCAGATAACATTGATGCATTGAGAGTGCCTATAGAGACACTTAACAGAGAAATGTTTAAGAATGGATTTGAAGTTGTAGAGAAGTTTAAATTTAAATGTTCTAATTGTTCTAAAGAATTCCAATACAAACCACTTAAAGATGATAACCCTGACGAACAACCATTCGAACAAAACCAAGATAACGAAACAGGTCAACTACCAAGAAGTGATGCTAAAAAGGCAACACCAACTGAATTAAATACAACTCATGAAATGGAATGTGATTCTTGTGGACATGGTGATATGTTAAGACCAATACCTGAAAACAGAAAAGTATTAGAAGATTTATTAGAAAACCCTATTAACGGTAACGACCAAACACTAGAAGATTTAGCCAGACAACTTGAAAGAGATTTAGAAATTGCAGACAATGCATACTGTTTAGTTTTAAAGAGTTATGATATTGATGATTCAACTGGTAAGATTAATCATAAGACTACTAAGATTAAAGAGTTCTTAAGAATTGACCCACCTCAAGTAGCTATGATAGCAGACAGTGATGGAAGAATAGGATATGACGATAAACGTAATAAGGTGTATGTATGCCCTAGATTTGAACACAGAGATAAAAGACTTACTGAGGATAAATGTGATAGGTGTGGAGCAGAAGCATTAAAGGCAGTTATAGAAGTAAACTCTGTATATTCCGTAGGCATTCCACAACCAAAAAGGGTGGTATACGGTGAAGGTGAGGTGATATGGAAAGCAGGGAAATATAAGCCAAGCTTAATTTATGGATTCTCCCCTATTTATAGTATTTGGTCTAAGGCAATGGCATTATCCCATATGGATGAGTATATTAGAAAATACTTTGATAAGATGAGACCTCCAAGAGGTATGTTAGTAATTGCATCACGTAACTATGAGACATTCAGAAAATCATGGGATGTATTAGAACAAAAGGCAACAGAAGACCCATACATGATTCACCCACTTTTAGTAGAGTCTGATAAGGGTGGTAAAAATATGGCACAGTGGATAGACTTTACTGGTTCATTAAAAGAATTAGAATTTACAGTTATTAGAAAAGAGTTAAGACAAATCATTGGTGCAGTATTTGGTGTACTACCTTTGTATTATGGTGAACTTCCTTCTGGATGGTCACAAGAAGGATTACAAGTTACAATTACAAACAGAGCAGTTAAATGGGGTCAAGACATTTTATTCAAAGCATTCTTAAGAAAAATATCAAAACTAGTCGGTGTAGAAGATTGGGATTTAAGATTAAAAGGTGGAGAAGAGAACGATAAACTTAGAGACTTACAGATACAAGGTGTTGAAATCCAAAACATGGCAGCAATGCAAGCAATGGGATTCGAAGTAACAAGAACACATACTGGAGAATTTAAGGTTTCAAAGAATCCTTTACTTTCACCAGAGGCAATGATATTAGGTATACCAGAAGATAAAGAACCTAACACAAGTGGTTCAAAAGGTAGAGGTCGTGGTACTGCTGCACCAAAAGAGGATCAACAAAAAATGGATGGAGCACCAAAGAAACAAAGACCTTCTGATAAAGGTGGTGTAGCTCAAGGACATCCATCATCTGGAGCTGGTACAAGTATGAGTAAGAAAATGTTTTTAGAACCAAAGAAGTATCCAGACGGTATTAACAGTACAAACTTTGAAATTGTTAAGAAAGTATTGCAAGATGCAGTAGACTTTGATTGGACTAAGAAAAAAGCAGTTGAAGAGTTAAGGAGCAAAGCTTTTATGACAGTTAGACAATCAAGGGATATAGTGAAATCAGAATTAGCAGATATTAAAAGGTGGGATGATGACGAAGAAGTTTCATAGATGCGATGAAAGATGTGAACCAGCAGGGACTGGCATTCATCATGATAAAACCGTAGACATTCGTAGCAAAGTCACAGTGAAAACTAAAAGAACACCTACACCAAGTAGAGTGAAAGAAATTTCAAATGTTTATAGTCCAGATTATTCTAACATTGACAATACTATAGAAGATATTAAGACAGCAAGCAGAGGCATTTCAATTAACTACTATTCTACTAATAATGTATATGTTATTTTACAAGATGCATTAAAAAGAGTTAGATTAGCAGATAAATAATGGCAACAAAACTCAATGTGGATAAGGGTGGAGAGGATATTGGTAAAAAACTTTGGAAGAAGCATCAAGATAATGAATACACAAGAGTAAGTAACTATAAAGAAGCCCTTTGTCTAAATTGTTTCACAAAAGATGTTGCTGCTGCTACAATAGCAATGATTTGTGGTGACTGTGCTGGTAAAAGAGGTCGAGAACCACTACTTACAAAGATATCAGACAAATATTATGGTCTTTGTTTGTTTTGTGGAGAACATAAATTTCATTTAGAAGAAATTAATGCTAGATTTTGTCATCCTTGTCATAGAAAAATTGCAAATATCACAAAAGACTATAATAAAAAGGGTGGAGCATTCGGTACAGACCCATTTTGGCTAAGAATGAGAAAAATTCACGGAAAAGATTGGAAATTGATCTTATCTGGTGAAAATGGTCGTAAAGTCTAGTCAGTCTTTAAAATTAAATCGATTTTATTCATATCTAGATTATAAAACTTATGTTTCCATTCAATTTTAGTTTTCTTTGTTGGTCTATCACCCCAAAATCTCCCTGCTTTAAAGAATTGACCTGACATACCTAAGAATTTAGGAAAAAACGTTATCTTATCGTCTTTAGGATCAAACTCAACCTCACCATACTTAACTAACCTTTCTTCACCAGTTAAATATTTTGAAATGTTGTTCTTTTGATAAAGAGCAATACTTCTTGATACATCTGGTCTATCAAAAAACTTTTCACAATCAAGAACTATCATTATCTTATCATCTGGTTTAATTATCATATCTAAACATTTCAAAGAAGCAGGGTTTACGTCACGTTTCTTATCAACTCTATCAGTATTTCTTTTAATATATTCATCTAGATCACAGTAAATGTGCATACTAACACCCATAAAATAATCACATCATCTTTATTAATAAACCTTGTTATTTTCATACATGGTAACAAGCGATGAGTCAATTTGTACCGAAGAGTGTGACTGTGGCTATAAACAGTATTTTTACTATTCGAATCAAGGTATGATAGCTGTATGCTTCAAATGTGGTAGATTTGAGAGTAATGACTTACCTACGAAATTAGTTGGTATGTTATTAGAAGACCCTACAATACTAATGGCATTGATCAAAGGTGATTATTTTAAAGCATTAAGTGATATAAAAGATCCTGACCAATGAATATCAATATATACTAGAATTAACTAAGTTTGTTATGTTTGAAATAGTTGATGAACTATTCTCTGAGATAATCCTAGCCATAACATTGGGTGGAGGAGGTCTATTAATAGGATTTTTCAGAAAACTATACAAAACACAAAGTGACCTATGTTTAAAAATAACAACATTACAAAGTGCATTATTAATTTTAAGTGCAGCAATAGATAATCAAACCCTACGATACCACGGTAGTAAAGAGGGAGAAGGAGATCTGGCTGATTTAGTGCGTAAACTGATCGACAAAAAAGAGTAAACCTTATAACAGCCCAAATGACGGATTATTTCATGGTAGACCCATTACTAATTGTGGTAATAGCAACAGTGTCTGGTGCAATACTAAACACCATAAGAGGATTCTTGAAATCTGATGAAGGATATGACATCAAGAAATTCTTTGGTGCAGTAATTGTTTCAGGTTTCGCTGGTCTCGCTATAGCACAAACAATCGGCTTGTCAGGCATAGACACATTAGGTCTTGCATTGATAGGACTTACAGCAGGCTTCTCAGTAGATTTCGCTGTATCAAAAGCAAAAAAAATAGCAGCATAAACACTGCATTTTACACCTTTTTTTTATTTTTATTAGTATCTTTAAATACTTCCTGTGCTCATATTATATAATGGATTACCATAAGCTTGATCGAATTATTACCAAATCCATGTCTGTTTTAGACCATACTACAGATAGATTTTTTGAGGGATTTCTTACAGTTGAAATGAAAGATAAACAAGGAGAAATAACAGTAGTTGATGAATTATACAAATGTCTTCCAACATGGATGGATAGAGGTGCTCCAATAACAGATACTCATTCTAATAGAGTTGTAGGTAAAGGCATTAATTTCATGAAAACAACATTTGAATCAGAGGGTGTAACATATCCAGCCATTAAAATAACTGGTAAAATACACAAAGATTATCAATTAGATTCAGATATTTGGGATAAGATTAAATCAGGAGAGTATAAAGGACTATCATTTGGTGGAGCTACTAAGACAAATAGGACACCTAAAGTAATGAAAGATGGTAGTATAGCATATGAATTAAAAGATTTAGAACACTATGAGGTTGCAGTGTGTAGAGATCCAGCAGTACCATTAGCATTAATTACAGATTATAACCCTATCGCTAAAGCATTAACTAAAGGTGAAGAGTTACCTAATGGTAAAATGAAGATTAATTGTGATAAATTTGGGTGTTATGTTCAAAAACTAGATATTGAAAAAGGTGAAGATTTCTCTAACGCAGACTTACAAACAGCCTCATCAACCCAAAATATTGATGAAGGTGGTATGGGTAAAATAGGAAAACCAACTAAATTAGATGGAGGTTTACCAGATTTAAAAACAGGTATTGGTAAAAATGATCCAATAGGTAATAGTGCAGGCACTGGGATTAGAGGTCTAGGTGATTTTGAAACAGCTAATCAAAAATCTCCAGAAGACCAAACAGCACAGGTAACAACTATTGAAGAAAAAACGAAGATAGTAGGTGCAATATTGGCTGGTGCTGGAGCTGTAGCCAGAGGAGTTGGTGGAGCATTAGCATCTGGAGCTGGTAGAGCAATAGCATCTGGAGCTAGTAGAGCTGGTAGTGCTGGTAGTGCAGCAGCATCTGGAGCTGGTAGTGCTGGTAATTCATTAGCATCTGGAGCTGGAAATATGGCTGGTATGTTAGATGATGATGAAGAAGATGAAAATGTAGATAAAACAATGACATACAGAGACACCAGTGAAGAAAAGGTAGGGATGTTATACCCAGAAGAGGGTGAAGATGTATGGGATTCAAAACAACAGAAACAAGTTAAAGAGGATAAAACACCAGAAAGAACACATCAATTAGAAAGTAAATCAGGATATGAGACATCTGATGGTAATCTTCAACTAGGTGGTCAAGGTGAACCAAAAAAACCACTAGAAGTTGACAAAGAAAAACAAATATAAAACTACATAAATCTTTATATACTTACTATTTAAAGATTAATACAACAACATGGTCGAAGAAATTAAATCTGAAACACAAGTTGATACTGTCGAAAAAACAGCACAACTAGTTGAAACGGAAAAATCTTTCCAAGAAACCGTAAAATCAGGTATTGATACATTAACTGAGGTTGTACAATCTATTGCAGAATCTACAGCAGATCTCTCTAATAGAGTAAAAGCCTTAGAAACCCCAACTGATCTACCACTATCCCCAAAAGGTACAGTGGCTGGTGATGATGTCGGTGCAAAAGTTACTGTCCCAGATAAATATCAATCAAATTCAGTGCAAGCTGGATTAGATGATGATAGATCTGGTGATAAGAAACCAGCATCAGACAAAGGTGGTCTAAAAATGCAACAAAAATCTGAACATACATTCACAACCGAAACCCCAAGACCAAATGCAGCACTAGAAACTGTTGATAAATCTACACAAAGAGATTCTTCACAAATTCTACAAGATGCAAGATCTGGTGGTTATGAAGGTTTGAGCAATGTAGCAAAAGGTATCTTAACAGGAAAGTATTACGCACCTTCACCAGACGAAGTAGGAGTTTATTAAATTGGTTCAAGTAAAGACTATCGATGAACTAGAAGCTCTCTATTACGGACATAACAGAAATCTCTTGAGAAAAGCAGATGCTCCAGTAACAACATCAACTGCTGGTACATTCAACGCTATCTTTGGTGCTTACGCATGGGCTCAATTAAACCTTGAAGCAAATGCATTTGGTATTTTACCAAAGTACCCTTGGGATAAATCTGGATGGCGTGTTATTACAGCAAAACCAGTTCTAAATACCACAAACCTAAACACAGCTTTAGGTGGTACAGCAGAAGGTGGAGCAATCGCTGAAACTATCAAGCCAACTATCCAAGAATTAGATGTTAGACCAAAGACAGCTCAGTTGCCTTTCTCAGCATCAGAAGTCATGGAATGGTTAGCTACACATAGTAAAGACGATATATGGGGTGGATTAGGTTCACTCCGTCTGTATATGGCAGTCCAACACAAAGAATTCCTTAATAGAATGCTCTTAGCAGATGTCGAAGGAAATGTATCAAGTGGTGCATTTGCTGGAACTAATGACTTTGAATCCCTAGATAGAATCATTTCAAGCAATGCAGAAGAAACTGCTCTTGGTGGTTCTGGTTCTGGAGAGTACAATCCATGGGCTGCAAACGCAACCGTAAACAGAGATACAGAAAGTGTCTTTGATTCTACAGTTGAATCAGCTTCTGGTACTATTGGTACAAACGGTGTACTTACTGACGACACACTCCGATCTTTCTTACGAAAGATTAGAATTGCTGCTGGTAAAGATCCAAACGTTTTCCTCGGTTCTCACGAAGTCTATTCTGAAATACAAGGTTTGTATATGCCTTCTGTCCGTATTCCAAATCCATACGGTGAAAGCTTAGTACAAGTCGATGTAAACGGAATTCAAACATTCCGTGGAACAGGTGTCGGAATTCATGTAGACTCAATCTACGGAATACCATTTATTCCAACAAAAGATGCTCCATCTGATTCAGGTGATGCATCAGAAGTCGGAAGACTATTTGCATTAGATACGTCTGATGCAGAAGGTTATGGATACCCAAGATTAGGTATACAAATCGCAATTCCTACCGAATATTACGAGGCAACTAGACGAACCCCTGCATACCCATTTGTCAACAATGCATTTGTTGAGAAAGGAGTATTCAGAACTATGGGTGAGACTGTCTGTAGACATTTCAAATCACAAGGTAAGATTAGAGATATTAAACTTTAGTCAAACTAACCCCTTTTTTATTATTTTTTTACTCTTAATCTTTATATATGGGTAATTTATAACAAGTCTAATGGCAATAACAATCAGTACATCCGATTGGACAAACGCTAATGTTAGGAAAACATTATCTGTTCAAGCAGCATTAGTTTCAAAATTGCGAATATATAGTATCAAAGTCACCTTCGGTGCTTCTGATAACTATGCTACAAACGGAGTGTCTGCTGACCTCAAAGAGGGCAGAATATCTACACTCGTTGCAGTAATACCAACATATTCAACTTGTTTACAAGAAGTAAGATATGACAAAGCAAACGAGAAGATTAAACTCTATGATGTGGGTGGAGCAGCACAATCCAAATTTGTTGAAGTGGTAAATACCAGTTCAACCTGTGCATCTAAAGTATTCGAGTTTCTAGTCATAGGCTACTAGAGTCCAAAACAGCCAATTTTTTTATCTTTAAATAACAATGTTTATATACATCACACATGAATTAGATGTATGGTTGAAGATAATCATAATGTAATATCATTTAATGCTGATACTATCATTAAAGGCAATCACGGAGTTATTGTAAGTGTTTATGTATCAAAAACAGGATCTAGTGGCTCTAAAGTAGTTTTTAAGAATGGTACAACGACTTCGGGTGTAACAGAATTCACTATATTTTCAGAACAACAAGGTACATATGTAGGAATAAACAGACGTTTCGAATCTGGTATTTTTGCAGATATTACAGGCTCTGCTGAATATACTGTTGTTTTCAAGTAACATCTTTAAATATGATACATTTATAAGTAAAATATGGCTACCACTTATTGTAGTGTTGCAGATGTTTCCGATTTCCTACGTGTTCCTATCACTTCTACTAGTACTCCAAGCAAGACCCAAGTTGAAAAACTCATCAAACGTAAAGAAGACGAACTTGACAGAAGAATAGGTCATGCATTTAGAGTAAAAAAAATTACAAGAGAAGTTCATGATTTACCATTATTGTATAAATTTGGATGGGGTACACCAGTATTTCTAAAACATAGAAGAATATTAGATTTTAGTTTAGCAGAGGGTGATAAGATAGAAATATGGCAAGGTGCTTCTGCTGTATGGGAAAATATTTTAGGTTCAACTTCTTGGTACGATATTGAATATGAGAGAGGTACACTTGCACTTAGAGGATTCATATTCTCAATTCTTAGAAAAAGTAGAGTTAGAGTAACATATAGATACGGTGGAGAAGATTATGCTGGAGACTTAGTTGTTCCATTGGATATCGAGGATGCAATTATTAAAATGGTATCTATAGAAATACTAAATACAAGTTTCAGAATGGATGAACTTCCTACTGGTGGCATGACAAACACTTCCGAATCTAAAAGAAAGTGGGAAGAGGATATTGAAAAGTGTGTTGACAACCGTAGGGAAACATTTGTGATTCCATAATGAAATTAAAATTTGCAAGGTCTATACAATTAAAAGCAGTTAATAAATTAAAAGAGGCTGGATTCACTGCTGTATTATCTGGAAAAAAAGTAAAGATTAATGTAGGTGATAAAATCAAATCCGTTGATATGGAAAATGAAGGTGGTATTAATTCATTAATAGATAGATTAAAAGCAATGTTTAGACCAGAGGAAAATGTCTATGACGAACCACCAGATACAGCAATCAAACAAAAAAGTGGTCAATTTCCAGAAGAGAAGCTTCCAGAGGGACATGCTGATTATATATTACCAGCCACAGCAAAACCAAACATATCTAGGATTAAGCAATGGATATTGAATGTTAAACTTAGAGGTAAAACAAATGAAGGTTTAATAGAAGAATACAATGAATTAAAAGGTACAAACGTTAGTGATATTTTATCTTCTACACAAAAGAAACAATTAATTGATTCAATGGCATATAAGATTAGTAGGAAAATATGGTATGTAGGAAGGAAATCTTCAAATATGACAGATAGTGAATGGAATGAGATGACTAAAAATATGAGACCAGCAGAGGGTTCTTATGGTGATAATGATAAATGGAATAGTTTTCCATATGGTAAGGATTATAATTATAGGAGTGGGGGATGACCAGTACTAGTTATACATCACTCGATACAGTTATAACTCTATTAAAAGATAATTGGACTTCTGGTAATCAACCTAATATACAAAAAGCATGGGATCGAAGATCTGTCGGATTTATAGATGATAGAAGAGATCAAATCATTTGTACCCCTAAAGCAGAGAATATTAAGTATTTTGGTCTTTATGGTAAAGATCATTGGCATGATGTAACCATAGATTTAGACATTAGATCATACCAAAACGATGAAAGACATGCAGATGTAGTATCAGAAGTGGTAAGAATCATCAAAAGTAAGATTAGAGGAGGTACGGATTACACTGATTTAAGGGTAATAGCCTCATATTCTAGAAACCAGTACATGCGTAATATGTTCAATCATATCATAACTATATCAATCAGAGTGACCAAAAACACCTAAATCCGTTCCGTTATCTTTAAATATATAGTAACCCCATTAAACTTATGGTACGAACAGGTGCATATGCATATGTCAAATATGGTTATGAGACAAGCACTTTTGGTGGATCTGCAACTATTGATAAATCATTTGGTTTAAAATCAGCAGTTTCTGGATGGACTTTGACTACAAACAGACTAAAAATGGGTAAATTAGGTCAAGTAGAACCAGCATCATTTGCTTATGGTACACAAAGTGGTACACTTTCTATTGGATTCGTATTAGCTGACGAAACAAGTCATGAACTTTTTAGAGCAATTTATGGAGCTGGAACTGGATCTGGAACACATGCTTCACCAATCAAATATCCAGCCACACTCGCTCAGGGTGCAGCATCAAAAACTTTTATAGGTCAATCTTTTAGTACAGAAATAGGTTTCACTGGTGAAACTGATACTATGGTAAGAACTGCAAAAGGATGTATTTTAAACTCATTAAATATTTCAGCCACAATAGGAGAGGTTATTAATTGTTCAGCAGATATTTCTTACGGAAAAGAAGCACCACTTTCTACTACTGCTACAGCACAAGCATCAGAACCTTCAAACGCATTTACATTCGCACACGGTTCATTAAAACTTGGTGGTACAACAGTTGCAGAAGTACAAGAAGCAGATATAACATTTGCACAAAATGGTGACTTGTTATATCAATTAGGTTCACAACAAGCAGTTACTGGTATCAAAAAAACATTAGATATTACTGGAAGATTTAAGGCTTCATGGAAAAATGATGATCTATTAGCAAACGTAATAAACCAATTAAAAACTAATAACACAGCAAGTAGTGTGTATAAAGAAACATATGGAGACCAATATACAACATCACCTGAATTTGAATTAAACTTCACAAACGGTATAACTGGTTCAGGTAGAAGAGATATTAAAATAACATGTGCTGGATTATCAATAGGTGATCACACTGTGTCTGGTTTAGAACCAGTAGAGCCAGTATTCGAAGAAATTAACTGGCAAGTTAAGACTGCTCAAGTTGAAGCAGTAGATACAAACTAGTAACAAAAGGTTTATTAGTAGCCTATTCTTTAAATTTCTTATGACATTAAAGACTTTTAAGATAGATTATAAAGGCAAGAAAGAAATTATAGAATACGAAGACGATATTACTTATGGTGAAATGGAAGCTATTCTCGAAGGAAGTATAGACATATCTGATATTTCAAAAGTAAAAGTGAATATTCCAAAATACAGGATGAATTTACTGTTAAAAGTTTTAAGGAAAGCACCATTTCCAGTAGGAGATACAGTCTCCGTTAGAAATCTTTCTATGAAGGAAGCTAGTTCTATCATGAGGGGGGTCATGAAATCCTACCCTTTACAGAATTACTTACAGGACTGGGTGGAAACCTTTACAGGCTCACCGATAAAGATAGATCAAGATACAGTATCTACTACCTCTGTGCAGTAGAATTCGGCTGGGGTAAAACTATAACAGATTTACAGCCAATACAGTATTTAAAACGACTACTAGCCATCCATATAGAGCAAAAAACCAAAGAGCAGAACGCTATTAGAGCACAAAATAGGACATAGTGACAAGAAATCTTTTTAAAGTAGAAACCTTATAAAAGAACATGGATGAAGAGAAAGATGAGGGTATTGATGTTGATGCTCTTGATAAGACACTTGAGAAATTAACTCATGTTGTAGAAAGACTTACAAAATCCCTAGAGGGATTCACTACACAGACAGATAAAGGTACAAAATCAGGCAAAGTAGACCACGATAAAATCCATAAACAGAATATGGAAAGACAGAAAGAATACTTTGCCAATGTGAAAGCTATGAAACTATTATCACAGGAACTTAAAGGAGGGGGTAATAGCATGAAAATGTTCAGTAATTTAATGTCTAAAGGTGTTACAACTGGATATGTGTT